AAGTCTATTGGTTTAATAACCAAGCCGTTCATTGGGTGCGTAATAATTCTCCGGTTGACCGGATCACATTAATTTTCTGTATTAAATCAGATAGGAGGTTTTCATGCCTTGGGGAATAGCAGCAGCAGGCGCAATACGTGGTATAGCACAAGGTGAAGGTGAAAAAGCAGGCGCAGCAGCTCAAGCAGCGAACGCCGCAGCACAATTAGCTTGGACTCAGAAAGTCTATGAAAACGCTCAAAAAGATATTAAGCCTTACACGCAGTTAGGTGAAGCAGGCGCTAAAGGTTATGAAGCTAATCTACCTTACTTAACGTCGCGTTATGGTATGGAGGACTACAAACAAAGTCCTTTATACACTCCGATGGTCAGTAACTTAGCTGAACTGCAAGCAACGCCGGGCTATCAATTCCAATTGCAACAAGGCCTGCAAGGTATTCAACAAGGTGCAGCCGCTAAAGGTGGGTTGCTATCTGGTGCGGCTGGTCAAGCCATGAACAATTACGCGCAAGGTCAAGCAGCTCAAGGTTATCAATCGGCTTGGGAAAGAGCGCAAAAAGCTTACGGTACAGCATTTACTCAAGATTTAAACCAAAAAGCACAGATTGGTCAAATGTATTTAGAACCTGCCAAGTTAGGTCAAAACTCTGTACTAGGTTTAGGTAATATCGGTGTAGGCGCTGCCACAGCAATGCAACCTGCTTATGCAGCTTTAGGGCAAGCTAATGCTGGATCAGCAATGGCCCCTTACGGACAAATTTCTAGCTTGGCAAGCGCTGGCGGCGGATTGTTTGGCAGCGGAGGGCCGTTAGAAAATTATTTTAAAGGTAGTAGCGGTGGTGGTGGGATTGGATCATCAAGCCCTTATAGCGGATCTGTTATGGGGAATGTTCAATCTTCAAATCCTTCAGCGGGAATGAATTGGGGCTTTCAACCAGGTTTAGGATACTCACAATGAGCGATTTACTTGATTTATACAAATTTTACGGTGCTAAATTTCCCGAAGGCTTAAAAACATCGCAAGATGCACAAGCTAACGCTATTGCTTTAGATAACGCCCGTAGAGCGCAACAAGAGCGTATGGACTTGAAAGCGTTATATGCTCAACAAGCTCAACCTTCAATGGCGCAATTAGGTGCAGTTAGCCCTGAATACGCTCAAACAGCAAGGAAAAACGAACTAGAGATGCAACAAGCCTTAATAGGTATGCAACATCAACAAGCGCAGACAGGTGAAATTGAGGCTAAACGAAAAGAAGAAATTGAAAAATTAAGAATCGGGGAAGCTGTAGCTATAGTTAATCAATACGATCAGGATACAGCATTGGGAATGCCTGAGCCTCAAGCGCGTGCAAAATATAACGCTGCAAGCGGGCGAGCGTTATCTATGCTTAAACAAAGGGGTATGATACCTCCAGATTTTCCTGCTTTTGATCCTAATGTTATGAATCCTGAAGCGGTAAGATTAGCTGGCGAAGGAAGGAATTTTTATACTGAGAAAGCTAAACAACGTCAAGAATATGAAAAAACTAGATCTGAACGTCAAGCAAATGTTGATGTAGGGCCTGTTATGACACCTGAGCAATTTAGTGGTTCCGTAGAAACAGACCCACTTACAGGACTTTCATATCAAAAACCGCCTCTTAGGAGAAATCAGCCTGCTCAACTTACTGGTACTGAAGGTGCAGGTTTTACTTCTGAACAAAACGCGCAATTTAACGTACTTCAAGAGTTATTGAACGCAAATCCTAAGGATGAAGCTTTACGAAGATCAGTAATTGCACAAAGGCAAAAAATAGAATTGCAAGGCGGTGAGCAGCCTCAAAGCGAAATCGTTACTCCTGCACAATTACAAACTAAAAGAATTGAGCAAAAAGCTAATGAAGAAAGTGCAATAGTTGCAGCTAAAAAACAAGCTGAAGAACAGCAGATTATTGATAAATCGCTTAAAGCCTATGAAACGCTCCCTGATATTAGCCACATCCGAAACTTGGTTAAAGGCTCTATAGGGGGGGATATTGAATATTGGACTAATAGATTAGGTCAAACTGTCGGTGAATCATTAGCTTCTGGTGATATTCAAGCGGCCTTAGCTGTTGTAGCTAGTGATATGGCTAACTCTATTGCATTTGCACCAGGTTCGCAATCAGAGCCAGAATTAATTCAACGACTAAAACAAGTAGGTGATCTTGATTCTAAAATGACTATCGATCAAAAGATGTCAGCGCTTGATGAATGGTATCAGGGAAGACAACGATATATTGGAAAATACGGTAAATATTCAGACGCTGAATTGATAGACTTAGGTAATAAAGGTAAAATTACCCATGACACAGCGTTGAAAGTTAGGGCTAACCGAAAGAAAGGACAATAACGATGAATGATGACGAGTTCACTTCTGCGTTTAATGCGCCTCAAGCTGAAGATGGGTTTTCTAAAGCTTTTAGAACGGCTACGTCTAAGCAGATGCTTCAAGCTGTATCACCTTGGGAAGCTTATGGCGTACCTAAATATCCGGCTCAAGAAAGTACATTGATGCGAATGGGGCGTGGGGCAAATGTCGCCTTAACTAAAGCAGGAACAGGACTGAAAGGTTTATTTGCTGATTTATCTGAAGAAGATATTGCTAAATTAAGAGCTGGTGAAGCCTATATGCAAGAAGCAGGGCTTCCCGCTACTGTAGGTGGGCTAGGCGTTGATATAGCCGCAGAAGCAGCTGCTATGACTCCTATGGGTAAATTACCGTTTCTCATGCGAGTATTAGGCGCTGGCGGTACTGCTGCAGCATTATCACCTGAAGATCGTACAAAAGCGGGAATGTATGGTGCTGCTGGTCAAGGTGTAGGTGAAGGCGTGGCTAAAGGCTTAGGCGCAATGTTTAGAGGCCCTTCTGCTGCACCAGGCGTTAGAGAATTTGTTGAAGCTGGTGGTGAGCCTACTATTGGTCAAGCATTAGGTGGAGGGTTCAAACCACTTGAAGAAAAAGCTTCATCATTACCTTTTATCGGAACTCATATTGCTGAAGCTCAAAAACGAGGTTTAGAAAGTTTTAATACTTCTACACTTCAAGGTATTGTCGATACGTTAAATAAAGGTATTCGTACTGCACCAAGTCAAGAAGTTGCATTGCCAGGTCAAGCAGCTATTCAACGTGAAGTTGTAGATTTAGGTAAAATTGAACCGACTGCGGAAGGGTTTTCTAAAGTTAAAAAAGCAGTTAGTAATGCATATGATAATTTAGTATCTCAATCAAGCGGTGCAATGACACCTGAGCTTGCATCTGGGCTTCAAGGTATTAAAGATTTATCAAAAAATCTACGTCCTGAATTTAGAAATCAAATTGATGATATTTTAGAAAACAGCGTAATTAGCCGTTTTAAAGATGGTCAAAGAGTAGATGGCAGATCATTAAAAGAAATGCTATCTGAATTACGAACTGTTGGTGAAAGCTATGGTAAAAGTTCAATTGCTGATGAAAGACGTGTTGGCGATGCAGCTAAAGAAGCAGCTAATCAATTAAAACAAATGATGGAAATGCAAAATCCTCGTTATGCTGAAGCATTAAACGCTGCTGATAATGCATATCGTGATGTTAAACGTATGGAAACTGCAATGACATCAAGCGTAGGTCATGAAATGGCTACCCCAGCTTCACTTCTACAAGCATTGCGAGGTAGAAACCGCGCAGGTTATGCTGAAGGGCAAATGCCAATGCAAGTATCTGCTAGACAAGCACAAGATATTATTGGTAATAAATATCCCGATTCTGGTTCTGCTGGTCGTTTGGGTCTTAACGAATTGATAGGTGCTGGCATTACAGGTATTCCTGCTGGTCTTGCTACTTTTTTTGGTGGTAAAGCATTTTATTCTCCTGCATTTCAAAGGATGATGGTTGAACAATCGTTAAAAGAAGCAGGGCCTATAAGAGGCGCAATTGGTCAAGGCTTATCTCGAATGGGGCCTTATGTCGGTTCTGTTGGTGCAGGCGCAGCGCAACAAAGATAACCATATTTTTAGGAATTGAAATGACTCAAGCTTACTTATCACCGATTTTACAAAACGCGCAGTTTAGCGATGACGGTACTTTCTTAAATGGAGGTCTTATTTGGTTCTACGCGGCGGGTACTTCTACACCTTTAACTGCTTATCAAGATGGCGCGGCTACAACACCTTGGCCTAACCCTATAATATTAAACGCTAGGGGCGAAACAGGTGGTCAGCTTTGGCTAGATGGCATCTACAAAATGGTATTGCAAGGAGCGCCTTTAGTTGGTGAAACTAATGGCCCTGCTATCTCAACTTTTGATAACATTTACGGTGTCAACGCTCCGACATCGTTTGCACCTCCTTATGTATTCGCAGGTACGTCAACTTCGCAAGCTAACACTGACATCTTCATGGGTTGGAACGGTGTTAATTTTACCGCTTCACAAGAAACAACCGATTTTGGTGCTAACTGGCCTATTAATATCACAGGCGCTGCTGGCCCTATCGGTCATGTAGCTGCTTATGCGGGTAATGTAGTACCTTTAGGATACTTAGAATGTAATGGCGCAGCGGTATCAAGAACAACTTATGTTAATTTGTTTGGTGTCTGCGGTATTTTATATGGCGCAGGCGATAGCACAACAACATTCAATCTTCCTGATCTAAGAGGTTATTTCGTCAGAGGTTGGGATGATTCAGCGGGAGTTGATGTTGGACGAGCATTAGGGTCTTATCAAGCAGATTTAGTTGGGCCAATTACCGATCCTGGTCATACGCATACTGATGCAGGGCATAGTCATTCAGTGTTACCTACTGGCTCAGTAGCTGGTCTTACTGTAGGCGCGTCAGCTATATTTCAAGATGGACTTACTGCAAATACAGGTTCAGGTGTTGCAGCTATTCAATCCAGTGTAACAGGCATCACAGGGGGCGCTGAAACACGTCCTAAAAATGTAGCGATGATGTACATCATCAAAACATAACGAGGGTAGTTAAATGGGTAAATTATTAGGTTTATTTATATGGTTGAAGTTAAGATTATCTGAGCCTAGCACTATGGCTTCTATAGCGGCTGTTTCGGCGTTAGGCGGTGTTAATGTTGATCCCGGCAAAGTTCATGATGCTTTTAATATTGCTACGATAGTGTTTGGAGCATTAGGTTTTTTTGTAGCTGAAGCAAAACCATTAACAAAAGTTGATTAGGTGAAGCATGACAGACATTGACCTTAATTGCAGAGTAACAAAAGTAGAACAAAAGATTGAAGGGCTTACACAAGAACTTCATAAAGAATTGGAAGATTCACGCAGAAAGTCTGATCGTATATTTTTAGCATTAGATGAGCTTAAAAAAGAGTCTGCTAACAATAAAGGGTTCTTTGGAGGAATTGTTTTTGCCGTTGGGGCTATATTTGCTGTAGTGGCATATGTTTTTGGTAAAGGTGGTTAATGAGCGCATTAGAGATATTAATTAAGCTCATTAAAGATAGTGAAGGCTGCAAATTAAAAGCATACCAATGCCCTGCTGGGGTGTGGACTGTCGGTTATGGATATACTGGTAAGGATATAAAGAAAGGTGTTACTTGGACACAAGAAAAAGCGGATGAAGATGTAGCTAAAACAGCGTTAGCAGTGCTTAACCAAGCGGTGAAGTATTCCCCCATACTAGCAACGGCTAACATTGAAAAATTAGCTGCAATAGCCGACTTCATTTATAATCTGGGGGTTGGTAACTACGCCAAATCGACATTAAAGAAACAAATCGATGCGGGTAACTGGCTGGCGGCTTCGTCCGAAATAAAGAAATGGGATAAAGCAGGCGGTAAGGTCTTAAAAGGTCTTACTATTCGTAGAAATAAAGAAGCAGAATTAATACTCCTATGATTAACTTAGAATTAGAACTAGAAGAAATTAACATCATTATGAACGCTTTAGGTGTAGGCCAATTCGTTCAAGTAGCTGGCGTTATCAAAAAGATTCAAGAACAAGCAGGCCCGCAAGTTGCTGCGATGCCTGCTGAAGAAGAAGTTATTTAATTCCTGGTATTGGTGGGATAGGAACAACTAGCATAGCAGGCGCTATTTGTTCCATCGGTGGTAAGATCGATTCAGGTGTAGTGATAATAGTTCCTAATGCCATGCGGTTAATCACCATGCCATTAGTACAGGTGGTTTGTGTACCAAAGGTAGTGCAGTTAATTGTTTCTGCTGATGCCACATTAACCATTATTGATATGATTAACGCTATAGTAAGATATATATTAATCATTCTAGCTTTATAAAGTTTAGTTTCTATTTCTTCACAGTTGTAAAAGATCATTATTGTTCTCCAAATAATTGATTGCGCTCCCTAGCCATTCTCAGGGTGCAAAAGCGTTGATGTAGACGTATCAATACCATCGCACGTCTAGCACCTACTTTTTCTTTCTCAAGAAGGGAAAGGACTTCTTTTTCATCTAAGTCTATTAATACTTCATTCAGCTTTCGCCAGCTTAACATTTTAATTCCTCGATTGCTATTTCTGATAAGGTGCATTTCTCCTGCAATACGGAATAAATGCGTTCATCTATCGTTTTATCGGTCAGCATGACATAACACCACACTCCCCGCTTTTGACCGCTCCTATGGATACGCCCTATTGCCTGTTCGTACAGCTCCAGTGACCACGGTAGTGATAAGAACACTATCTTATTGCCGTGATGCTGAAGATTCAGGCCATGCCCTGCGCTCTTAGGGTGCGCCAACAGCAACTCAATCTGCCCCGTATTCCAACGCTCAACAGCGTTATGGTCATCTAAAGTTTGCGCGTGGGGGTATCTGCGCTTCAGTTCTGCTAACTCCTCCTTGTAGGTGTAAAAAATCATTGTACAGTCTCGCTGATTTTCTGCAAGTAATTCTTCTAACCTATCGAATTTATGACTGGAAAACCAAATCGATTCAGTAGATGAATCATACTTCCCAGGAGTCTTAGCAGGTGTAGTAGTCGTATGATACACAAAGCCTGAACTCATTTGTTGCAGTTTGCTTGTCACGACTGCCGAATTAACCGCAACGGCTGTCACGCTAGGAAACTTCACTACAAAATCCTTCTTCATGGTGTTGTAGAGTTCCAAGTCCATCTGGCACTTCACTTCAACAATGTGCAATGGTGGCATTAAGTCAGTATAATCCCCTGCGTCTAATAGATAAGTCGCTGGACGTATCGCTTTCATTATCTTAGGTAAGGAATCAGAACGTGCCGCCCATTCTCCATAATCTCGATTCATTAGGACGAAATACTTTTCTAAGAAAGCCCCTTTGCTTCTGCCTAGCAATGTTTGGTCTACTACTTTACATTGCCCAAAAACATCTTCTAAACCATTGCTAGTAAACGATCCGGTCAAACCCCAACGTATCTTGAACAGATCAATTACTTTGAACAACGCTTTAAAGCGTGAGCCTGACGGGTTCTTTAAACGTGTCAGTTCATCGAAAACGATCCCGTCAAATTTCAGCAGCTCTGGATGTTCACGGCAAAGCCATAGCAGATTGTCGTAATTCGTTACGATGACATTGGCGCTGCATTTAAAAGCGTCCAATCTGTTCTTAGCTGTACCAACAGCTACTTCAATGTATAGATTAGAAGCCCATTTAAGCCCTTCCTGCCTCCAAACATCTGTACACACACGCTTAGGCGCAAGCACTAGGAAACGCTTAACATGCCCGTCCTGTATCATCGCCTGCATAGCTGTTAAAGTGATGGCCGTCTTGCCAGCACCAACTGGCGCAAGGATCATCGCTCGATCACGGCTATACAGAAAGTCAGCAGCCTCATCCTGATACGGTCTTAAAACCATTGCCTTGTCCAGTTCAAGTAGGCTTTACACGGAGTGCTTCCAAAGCCTTTAATCTCATAAGGCCCAATGCACAGCCACATATTACCTACACGTTTAATTCTAGGTTTAATGTTCATATTCATGCGCGTTGCGCCAGTCTATAAATAAGGTACATTCAAGTTCTTTTAACTCTTTCTTGAAATCGCCATGCCAAAAAAAATCTTTAGTATCTATCTCAATAGTAAGATGACGCTGACAGTCTTGCTTCTTATCGCAGTTGCTACCAAGACAACGAGCGGTATCTGCAAAAAGAGGATATTTCACCTTCATTCCGCACCTCCAATCCAATTAGACCAATAATATTTATAAATAGTAAATACACCAAAAAACCAATTCCCGATTGCTACCTTTTTTAACACTCTATACTCAACTTCAGGAGCCCATTTATCAATAACAAATCTACATCTAAACGTATCGCTGTTTAAATCTTTCATTCCCCACCTCCCAGTCTGTCGTTCATAGCTTTCAAATCCCTATCTATTTTGTTTACCTTTATCAGAATAGGGGCCATCCATATAAGAGCTACTATCTCTACTGCTAAAACTATTAGTGCAAATGTCATTGTTTCTCCCTCTCCGCCAGCATTGCATCTGCTTGGTCGTATGCCAAACGCGCAATACTTTCACAAACTAAATCTGCCGTTGTATCAGCCGATAACAAACCCTGCATAGCCAAACCGGCAAAGTGGTCCCGTAGAGATATTCCTTCTCGTAAATCTTCTCGTAAATCTTTACTCATCCTCACCTCCAATACCGTGCATTTTCTCAGCAAACTTAATGCCGTTTACAAAAGCTTCTCTTGTAACATTAAGCATTGATTGATTACCCACGCTTATTTGTTGTCGTGTTAAAGGCTCACGCTCTGGTGGTGCTGTCTGTTCAGGTTGGGTGAGTAGTTCGTCTATCTCATTAATTAATGTGCTGTGTTCAACAAACATTCCTAAGGACGATAGATACATTCTGCATTGTTCTAACAACTCTCTTTCTTTACTCATCATCTTCTCCTTTTTCGTGTGTACATACTGGCTAATGGTTTAAACCAAATATCTTTTGGGAATGGTGTTTCCCATTGAAATCGCTTCTGTCTGTTATAATCAAACCATGCTTCAATTCGTGTGTTGGGTATCATTTTCATTCCTTACCTCCAATGTCGTGACACTTCTCTGCATATAAAGCCCCATCTTTAAACCCTTCTCTGTAATCTTCACTACCGCAGACATCCATAATTTCCAATCCTAAAGGCTCACGTTCTTGCTCAGGTTGTTCCAATAGTTCTTCTACTTCACAACTTAACTCGTGATCCAACCATCTAGTTGCTAAAATCTTTTTCAATAGCTCTCTTTCTTTATTCATCACACACCTCGATATAATCTCCCACTCTGGGCGGTGTTTCACCAGTCGCCTTAAGCCAATAGTCTTGCATTGCCATACCCTCCCATCCATCATGCCAGCCGACAGGTACAGGTTTAGTTTCCTGCTTTACCGTGGACAAGGTACTCATTGCTGCGCCTGTTTTTCTTGCTATGTCAGCAAGGCTATATCCTTTGCTGTAAAGCACTTGAAGAATTAAAGAGTAATCAATATCTCGCGCCATTGTTAATCCTCCCGTCCATCTTTCTGCGTCTAGCTTCATTGCAGTACAGTTCCATGTCCTTACTGCGGTGCATGAACTGGACGATCTGTGCAGACATTCCAGTCAGCTTAATGACCGGACGTTTGTACATGAACGCGCAGACTTCTCTTATGTATGGAAGCCAGCCCATGATCTCAGCGCGGTTATAAAGGACTGTTCCATCCATGTGAGTGCTGGTGTGCTTAGGCATACAATAGCGCGCGTCTTTGACGATCTTGTCGAGCGTTAGCGCCTTAATGCCGATCAGCGTTAAGATTTCTTTTTTGGTAATGTTAGCTTGAGCAATAGGTCTGATACCGTCTACACTTAAACGTGTGTTGAGGCGTTTCAATCGGACACGCTCATTGATAGCGATTCGGTTCTTGTTGTAGTAAGCAAAACTTCTTTGCCTTTGTAGTTCTTGCGCGCTCATGCCATAACCTCTTTAAAAGCTTTAGTTCTAGCGGAAGCTGTGGTTAAGCCGTTCATGCGTTTGTAGCGGCTTACCAGATAATCAAATTCATCTTCCTGCTTGTCAGTGGGACGTTTAAGCCCGCCTTTTACTACTTGTTCGTACAACCAATCTATATCTTGATCTATCATTTCAATATCCTAAATGTGAGTCCCCAAATACTCTAAAGCCCAGTTATCAATCTGTTCGACTGTCCAAAGACAGGCGTAGTTTTGATTAAGCCGGAGCATTTCTTGTGCAAACAATTTTTGTAATTCCGATAAGCGTCCACCTTTTGTTTTTAATTCGACAAACCAACATTTTCCATCTGCCAGACAAGCAATTCGATCAGCTACGCCTCGCTGGGTAGGTGAAGTAAACTTGAAAGTCTTGCCTCCGTGTACGTCAACTACCCATTTGAAATGCTTTTCAATATCACGCTCTAGCATTTTTAGGATAGGGTTCTAATTTATATTTTAATTGCGCCATTATTTCTTTTTTCCGTCTTTTATCAGCGTTTAAATATATGTACCTATGTTTTCTTGATCTAGGCTGAAGTGAAAATTTATCACCATATATTTCCCTAATTTCTTTTGCCGTGTATTTATCAGCAATAGTTTGGCAATGCTTATCTACTCCTTCAATAGTCCAATTAGTTCTTTTTGCAGATAATCCACTATAAAGCCAATTAGTTGCTTGATAAACTACTCCTAAATGATTTTGTTCAGTATCAGCATAAGAAACTACAATTTCTTTTCCACAATGTTTTAATGTATTACCTATTAAGTATGATTCACCGTTTTTTGGCACTGAATCATCAACCCACAATCTAGTTAGTTCAATAACATTATTAACATTTTCAATTCCTGCAATTCCTTTTCTCAAACTCGAACTGCTAGGAGTGCCGTAACAAATTACGCCTTCAATTTTATCGCCTTTGATAAGCCCAAACGCAATACTACAAGGTGCTTTCCTATGAAGATAATGCTCTTTTACTATAATTTCCATAGCCTCCTTGTAGGCTATTTGACAAATTCTATAATGTTCCAAAGCCATTAATGTATTCTCATTTCGTTTAGTGAGGTGACAGCTTACCACTGTAAAAAAGATTTGTACAATATATTTTTTTGTGAAATAATGTACCCACTTTAAACGAAACGAGAATAATTTAATGGCACACTCAAAGATTGTTGGCGGATCAACTGCCAAACGTGTTATCAACTGCCCCGGTAGTGTTGCGCTATGTAATGCTGCACCTGAAAAGCCTTCCAGCTCTTACGCTGAAGAAGGTACACTTCTCCATAACACCATCGCTGAATGGCTTGCGGATGGAAAAAAGCCTATTGCTAATGATATACTGACGCAAGACTTAATTGACGACAAATACTCTGTCGCACTGGAGTTGCTTAATGAAATTGATCCCGAATTTGGTATGGACTATGCAGTCGAGGTTGAAGTCGGTTTCGGTGATTTCATTCCTGACGTTTTTGGTAGCTGTGATTTGCTTGGTCGTTTGGATAACCGCGCTATTGTATTGGATTGGAAGTTTGGAAATGGCGTCGTCGTAGAAGCCATAGAAAACGAGCAGCTAATGTTCTACGCGGCAGCGGCCATGAGGACTGAGAAAGCGCAATGGGCGTTCAAGGATGTACAAGAAGTCGAGCTTATCATTATCCAACCGCCAATGATTAAGCGTTGGGTAACGACAATAGAACGCATCAAAGCGTTTGAACAGCAACTGTTAAGTGCTGTTAATGCCGCATCTAAGATTGATGCGCCCCTTCGTGAGGGAGGACATTGTAAATGGTGTGCCGCTAAGCCTAGCTGCCCGTTAATGACAGGTGCAGTTGATCGCGCGTTGAAGGTAAAGATAGATGCTATTGATGCACCTACTATAGATGCGTACCTTCAGAACGCTGAGATTCTGGAAGAATGGATAAAAGACTTGCGGGCTTTAGCGTTCACTATGCTAGAATCAGGTCGTGATTTACCGAATTACAAGCTTGTTGCCAAACGCGCAACACGCAAATGGTCAGATGAAGTTGAGGCTAAGAACGCTTTACTTGCAACTGGCTTAACAGAATCTGATGTGATGGAAGCATCGTTTATCTCTCCTGCACAGGCTGAAAAGAAGCTCAAGAAGCTTAAACTGCCCCTGCCAGAAGGGTCTACGGTATCCTTTTCGTCAGGTAGCACTATGGCACATGTGGACGATCCTCGTCCTGCTGTGTTACTTATCGGTCAGCAATTAACGGCTGCCCTCAATAAACTTCAATAAGGTATATTAATATGTCAAATTTAGTTGCGTTCTCTGGTTCTAACCTTCCTTCTGTTACTTCGCTATCTACTGCGCTTCGTTCTTTGGAAACAGAAGTTGGTGGCTCTGCTGGCTCTGCGATTCTTAAAATGGATCGCACAGGTCATTGGGTGTTTGGTGCAGGCGAATCTGAAGTAGAATCAGACTCTACATGGGCGGTTAATCCGTTCTCTTTCGTACACGGCTTTATTTGCTGGGGTGAAGGTGAAGTTCTTGGTGAAAAGATGGTGGGCATCACTCAACCATTGCCTGAACTTGACGCTGCACCTGCTGGCGGTAAGCGTGGATGGGAAACTCAAGTCGGTATGAGCTTAAAATGCTTGTCCGGTGAGGACAAAGGTTTGGAAGTTCGCTACTCAACTACTTCGGTAGGTGGTAAGCGTTCCGTACAAACTCTTGCAGTTGCAATTGCTACGCAAGTTGATGCCGATCAAGGTAAGCCAGTGCCAGTCATTAACCTGAAGAAAGAATTTTACCAGCACAAAGCGTACGGTAAGATTTACACTCCAGTGTTTGAAGTGGTTACTTGGGTGGGCTTGGAAGGTGAAGCTAAGGTTGAAGATGGTGTGCCAGCGGAGACTGGTAGAAGACGTAGATCGGTATAACACAGAAGACCCCTCTTAGGAGGGGTTTTTTTTCCTCTTAATTTTAGGATCGACTATGACTATTCTCTGGCTTGACTATGAAACTTCCAGTTCTTGCGATATTAAAAAGTCAGGCGCTTATAATTATGCGTTAGCGCTAGATACTAAGATTTTATGTTTATCTTATGCGTTTGATAATGATGAAGTAAGAACTTGGGATCCAACATTACCTTTCCCCCAAAAAATTAAAGATCATTTTGCTAATGGTCATCAAATACGCGCGCATAATTCGGGTTTTGATAGGTTAATAACCGAATACGTTTTATGCGGTGACTTTAATGTGCCTAAACCTTTAGCTTCTTCTTGGTATTGCACCGCTACACAAGCAAGGGCAAATTGTCTGCCTGGTAGTCTTGAAGATATTGGTAGGGCTATGTCCGCTAAGATGAAGAAAGATCATCGAGGCAAACAGCTAATCCGTCAGTGTTGTGTACCTCCTTATAATATAGCCCTACTTCCAGAGCTGATTCATTATTGTGAGCAAGACGTACGGGCGATGCGTGAAATTAGTCTGGCGCTACGTCAGTTAGATGCTGATGAACTGCTTGACTATCATATTAATGAGCGCATCAACGATAGGGGCTTGCTGATCGATGTGCCGTTATGTCATGCCGCTATTGGTTACGCTACGGCTGAACTGGAGGACATCCAGACGCTAGTGAAAGATATTACAGGTATTGCCTCGGCTAGATCGCCTAAATTAAAACTTTGGGTAGCTGATCGTATTGGTGGCGATGTCATGATGGTAGACGAGAAGTTATCCTTAAACAAAGCTACTCGGACGGCATTACTGCAACTTGATCTACCTGATGAAGTGCTGGATGTTGTTCAGTGCATTGATGACATTAGCGCTTCCTCGGTGGCTAAGTTCAAGCGTATGGGCGAGCTGGCTGACGTTGAAGATCACCGCGTTCGTGGTGCGTTTGTCTTTAATGGTGGCTCTGCTACTGGCCGTGCATCATCGTATGGCGTTCAGCTTCAAAACATGGCTCGTGTGTGTGCTAAAGACCCTGTTGCGGTGCGTAAAGCTATGATGGCTGGTGATTCCTTAAGCGCGTTCGGCAATCGTGTGACAGACGTGCTGAAGGGCATGATTAGACCCGCTATCATTCCTGCACCCGGCAATGTTCTAATCGTAGCTGACTGGGCGGGTATTGAAGCACGTTGTAATCCTTGGCTATCTAATCATGTGGCCTCGGAAGCCAAGCTGGACATCTTCCGGTCTGGTGGCGATGTGTATGTCGAGAACGCTAAGTCTACGTTCAATACGAAAGAAGTCACAAAAGAGCAGCGCTTCATCGGCAAAGTGCAAGAACTCGCTTTAGGCTATTCGGGTGGAGCTGGTGCGTTTGCGTCGATGGCTAGAATCTATGGGCTTAACATGCCCGAACACCAGATCAAACGCATGATTAACGGTTGGCGTGTGGCTAATCCCTGGTGTATTCCGTATGGTCAAGACCTTGAACGCGCTTACATGAGCGCAATGCGTCATAAGGGGCATGAGTTTTCTGCTGGACGGGTAACGTATTTGTTTGACGGAAATCATCTTTGGTATATTTTACCGTCAGGGCGTATACTCAACTACCCCTTCGCTCGGATTGAAGATGGCGCTGTCACCTACCTTAAGGCAGCGTTCAAGCCTGCTTCTGACGCTGTTGAATGGCCTAGAGCTAGACTTTGGCAAGGTATAGCTCAAGAAAACTGCGCTCAGGCAACTGCAAATGATTTACTAAGATACTCACTCCGGCAACTGGATGGCGTTATAGCGCACATCCATGATGAAATCGTTGTCGAGTGTAGAGAAGATGAAGCTGAAAACATAACAAAAAGAATGACATCCAGCATGTGTAGTGCGCCAGTTTGGGCTGAAGGACTACCACTGGATGTCGAAATAGCAACAATGTATCGATATGGAAAATAAAATGAACTTTATTGACTACTTAATTAGTATAGCACCAGAAGGAGAAACTGTCCTTTTCGTTAAGCAAATAGTTAAACCTGATCTTTTTCATGCAGATGGAGCGCAAAAATGCACATGGCCTGCCTATCTTCCTTCTAAGTATGACGGTAAAGGTGCTTGGTATTGTAACACTGCCAGTTTCATTATTAACCGATTCAAAGATGGCAAACCGAGTGCTTCTGCCGCTAATTGCGAAATGGTGGCGTTCTTGGTGTTGGATGATGTTGGTACGAAATCAAAAACACCTGATCTAGCACCGACTTGGATTATGGAAACATCGCCTGGCAACTACCAATACGGCTACACCTTTAGCCTTGAAGATCAACCGACAAAAGGAAATTTCAGTGCAGCTATTAAATCTATTGCTAGTGCGGGCTATACAGATGGTGGGGCTATTAATGCTGTGCGTAATTTTCGGCTTCCAAACAGTGTTAATCATAAGCCTGATCGTGGCGGCTTTCTTTCGCGGTTAGTGGCGTTCAATCCTGAAAGAGAGTTCACCCTTCCGCAAATCTGTGAAGCGCTTGGTGTTTATCCTGCTGAGGCAGACACCGCCAGCGTTAAGCGTATCGATTTGATTGACGATGGCAAAGATGACGTGCTGACTTGGCTTGTTGGGCGTGGCGACGTGATCGAAGGTGCTAATGGTGAAGGCTGGGTTGGTGTGACGTGCATCAACGCTTCCGCTCACTCGGATGGTAATCCTATGGCGCGTTATCATCCGGTTAATCGCTCTTACATGTGCTTTCACGAGTCTTGTCAGCACTTAGACAGTAAGGCCTACCTTGAGTGGGTACAGGCTGAAGGTGGACCTAAGCATTCTCATGGCTTGCGTGAAGAATTGTTAGCGTCCGTCATGAATGACACCTTAGCCAAACTCGAACCATCGGACATGTTTACTAATGACGCGATTACTGCCATCGCTGAAGTAGATCGTAAGGAGCTAGGCAGACTGGAAAAAAAAGACTGGTTTAGCAGGTTTGCTTACATTCAGGTAGACGAGTCCTATTTTGACTTGCAAGCTAGACGTGAAGTCAGCCGTGCTACTTTCAACGCGTTGTTTCGTCATGTTGAGTGCAAGTCCATACACTCAGGTCGTAAGATAGAAGCGTCTATTTGCTATGATGAGAACAGACAGGCGATGGGCGCTCATGCTTTAGTTGGCATCACCTATGCGGCAGGCGATACGATGCTGACCGCGCTTGATGGTGACATGTACGGCAATCGCTGGCGTGACGCTCGCCCGGATGTGTCGGGTAAAGCGGGCAATGTCACCCGTTGGCTTGACCACTGCAAGACCTTAGTGCCTAATGAAGTTGAGCTGGCGCATATCTTCAACGTCATGGCGTACAAAGTACAGCACCCTAATGTTAAGATTAACCACGCCATTCTGCATGGTGGTGATCAAGGAGCTGGTAAGGACACTATGTACGCGCCGTTCATTTGGGCGGTGTGTGGCCCTCACCTTAAGAACCGAGGCTTGGTTGATAACGATGGTATAGCGTCGCAGTTTGGTTACGCCCTTGAGTCGGAAATCCTTATCATCAACGAACTGAAAGAACCGGACGCTAAAGAAAGACGTTCTTTAGCTAACAAACTCAAGCCAGTCATTGCAGCGCCACCAGAAACCTTAACGATCAACAGGAAGGGCTTGCACCCTTATGATATGGTCAATCGTATCTTCGTGCTAGCGTTCTCTAATGATCCCGTCCCTATTCAGTTAGAGTCACAAGACAGACGATGGTTCTGCGTTTGGTCACACGCCCCTCGCATGTGTCCGGAGGAAGCGCGGTCTATGTGGGATTGGTTCAAGACCGGAGGAGGCTATGAAGCTATAGCGTCTTGGTTGCTGGTGCGTGACGTTAGTGCTTTTAATCCTGGTGCTACACCGATGATGACTGAGTTCAAATTAAATCTGGTTGAGCAAGGTATGTCGACTGCCGAGTCGTACCTAGTTGACTTGATGCGCTTGCGTGTCGGGGAGTTTGCATCGGGAGTGATAGCGTCCCCCTTCCATGCGCTTTGTGATCGTTTAGCTAATAGCGCACCAGGTAATGTTAAAGTGCCTCAAGCTGCATTACTTCACGCCCTTAAAGAAGCCGGCTGGAATGATATGGGTCGCCTTAAATCGCGTGAATTCCCCAGCGTGAAACATATTTACAGCGCCCCTAATGATGAAGCAATTAACGCGCTGAGTAAGTCAGACCTTAGAAGAATGGTTGAGCCAGACCGAAACAGAAAATTGACACTTGTCAATTAGAAATCTGAAATTTTTAAAAACCAAATCCAATCGGATTAAATTGGGTTTGGTCTAGAAATAGTTGGGCTTTAAGTTGGGGTTGGGCAGATTTTCATAATAACCTACTAAAATAGTAGGAATAATAACCTACTAAAATAGTAGGAATAATAACCTACTAAAATAGTAGGGTTTTTTAAGGTGGTTTTTAATCGATTTTAAGCGCGTTTATTTTTAAAGCTATGTAAGTATTACTTTTACATTATCGGGCCTTAAAACGTGTTTTTATTGGTTAGCTTATTGGCTTAATAGTTAGGTTATAGGCGGGAACACTGGAACACAAGACAAAAAAAGGCCGCTTATTAAGCGGCCTGTGTTAATTTATTAAGTTAAATTAGTCTAAGGTATATCGTTAAAATGTTTGGTTAAAAGGTATTGGATCAACTTACTTTTGTTTTTCGTATCTTTTAGCCGCTGCACTTGCCATCTTTTTAGACTAAAAGTGGCTATGATGTTTTTCAGCTCATCTGGTATAGTTGGTCTTCCTGGTAGTTGTTTGTAGTTTTTCATAATGGAAAAGTGACAGTTGATTGATGTTTTTTTGCAAACCTGGTAGCCGTGTCTAAATAATCAAATAACATTGATGTTAAATAAGCGCCAACAATGGGGCAAGATTGCCAATAATAGACTTTATACATAAGCTTATAACCTGCAAGGCATAATTAAGTATATTAAATCATTGTCTAATGTAGGCATAAAATACCCAGCCAACTCAAAACTATACAAGCGGTTAGGCGTGGTATTATCAAAATACTTGCAAATAGCATTATTCGCAATGGCAATATATGACCAGTCGAATTGATGGCATATTGAATTCAAATTTTTATCATGGTCATTTAATTTTATCGGATCAATTATCTTATTAAAGCCTGGATACTTATGATCTATTGGCGTGAAAACTTCTATCTGGTCCATACATTGCAATTCATAACGATCATTAATTAAAAATATACATACCCCCATACTTTCATGTTTTGTTCCTACTTTTTTTAGCAGCGCTTTTATTGTGTCAACTGGAACGATGATATTATCTTGATCATCCGGTATTTCATTTTTATACGTGTTGATATTACATAACATATGCCCATTTGAGCCCGTAACATGCGTTTTGGTGATGTTAAGGCCGTTAAGATAATAACGTATATCAGGCTTTTTAGGTGTTGCAGTTAGTGCTAATTTTAGATCTCTTAGTTTCATTTTTAGTTTCTCTTTTAGTTTAGCGAATTTTTGTATCTTGCTATTTTGGCAACACTATCTCGAAATTGTTGCATTTCTATAGTTCTATACTTTTTTACTACTCTTAAGCAAAATGGTGGTTTTAAACTGCTATTAATTGATGACACATTATTAAATTGGCCCGCCAACTGTTGAGCAATTAACGAGGTTTTGCATTGTGCTTTATATACGGCGCTCATGTTAAAAATATCCTTGTCAATACAGTTTTGATAATAACCAGGCCATTCTTTTTTTAAGTGGTGCATTTTAATATACCTTTAGATTAAAAGGCCGTCATTAGGCGGCCTTGATTGTTTAAAATTGTTGGATTATAAAAGCGCCAAAGTTACTTGATTCCAAATTCCAGCTCAATTTTATCAAATAATTCTTTGTCAGAGGGATTTCCAAACGTGTCAAAACAAGCATATATAACCCCGTCTTCTTTATCTAGATCGTGAAGCACACTATAGAAGTATTTTGTTTTCCAATATTCACCGCCTTCTTGCGCCATTTCATAATCTTCAACGCGATATACGCCATTATTTACGCTTGCTGCTAATGTAATTGCCATCTTATTTCCCCTGATTTACATTAAATAGTTAAGTATGTTCTCTACTAGTGCAACCAATAGCACTAACAAGCCAACTGTTATTATTTGATTCATAGTTTTAATAAAAATAAAGGTGAAAAAGATATTACAGCCAGTATTAAAAGCATACTGTTAATTACTACCACTTGCGGCAACGACAAGATCATCACAGTTAAAATTAAAGATATTATTAAGATCGATGATATTAAGGTTTTCATGTTTTTTCTCTTTTTGGTTGATGGGGGTTAAATAATAAAACTATTTAGTTTTAATGTCAATAAATCTTTTACAATTATTTGTGTATAAAGTGTATATCGCGGGGTATAAGATTTTCAAACAGTTTTGTACACAACATCCCTTTTATTGACGTGGCGTTGAGAGCTATGTGTATAATGTGTATATATTAGTTATTATAAGATTTATAAAATAATATAATTATATAGTTATAATATTCCAGGGGAAAAATGTTACAAGCCACCAACAAAAAAACAGTGAGAACATTATGCACAATGTACACAAACGCCAATTTAAGCACTAATGCAAAAAACGCAAATAACCCTTGATGTGTATAACATGCATAACTTTTTTTAAGGTTATGCACAATGTACACAACCCAAAAGTGTGTACTGAATCGTGTACTTTTATAAAGCACCGATGCAAAACATTAATGATAACAATAACTTGCGATGCTATTCGAGTCCGGCCCCCGATCTTGAATGAAACCCCCGCGCAATACTCAAACCGTAAACTGTATGTAATTCAATAGGTTAGCTTGTAATGGTATGTTATAACGTAACCTGGTGTGTTTGGGGGGGGGGGGA